ATCACGACCTGGAACCTGTCGCCAGTTGGCTTCAATATGTTTGAATCCACTTTGCCCTTCAATTGCTTCGGTCCACATTCTGTAAAAATGATTCATTCCATTTGGCGTGGAAGAAATTAGAATCTTAGACTGCGTACCAGAAGAGATAGTTGGATACACAGAGGTGAAGAACTCATCAGCGATATTACTTGGCACGAATGCGAATTCGTCAAGATATAGCAACGAGATAGAGTAACCACGAATCGCACTTGACGCAGTAGATGTAGCCATCACACGGCAGTTGTTTTCTAGTTCAATGTCACCTTTGTTCCATACTCTTACACCCTGTTGTATCCAAAGTGGTAATGCTTCATAGGCAATTTTAACTCTGTTTAAGATTTCGCGAGCTGTTGGCGCTTTATTTGCCAAGATAGCCACAAATTTATCTTGATTAAACAAAATATACCAAAGGATATATCCAACGACCATCGTAGTCTTACCGACCTGACGACCTGCTTTTACTATAACGCGACGATTATCATTAATATCTTTGACGGCTTCTTTTTGAAATGGGTACAATTTTATTTGCACGAAACCCTTGTCAAGAGTAATAATCTTTACATAGTTTTCGATAAAGTAGATTGGATCTTTTGAGCATTTAATATACTCGCGGATTTGTTCTTCCGTGAGCTGCATTGGCATATTAATGCGTTTTAAAGAGGGATTCCCAAGATAATGCTTTAGTTTAGATCTAAGATTCATTTTTTATTTGCTTCAATAGATCTGCTGTAGATCCAATGAACACTGCTTTATCAATTGCAATATTTGTTGGTGCTTGCTCTTTTGGTTGCAATTCTTGTTGTTGCCGTTGAAGAATCATAAGTTTCTCTGTGACATCAGAGAGATTCTTGATCATGTTGGCTGCTACTTCGTACGCTCGTGGATGCTGTGATTCTCTCGCTACCTCAAGAATACCATCCAAAGCCTCATTACCCCTTTCGATAAGGTTGTAATAATTAGAACGAGAATAGTCAGCGTCAGGATTTTGTGAATCATCCTGATGAACAATCATCGATTTAGTTTCTTTATCACTTACTACAGGAATATAGTCAGTGTTTAGAATATTAGAGAGATTTTTATCAACTTCACTCATATTATTTTATAAATTTGGAAACTCAATAACTGTTTCATCAAATCCAAATGCAGTTTGAGCACTTGCATTATTTGGCGTTGGAACTACTGACAAATTTATTAATTGATTTTCTGCTGCGCTAAATGATTCTATTTTATATGATGTATTTGTTACTATGCCAGTTAGATTTCTTCCTGTGTCAAGAACTCCATTAACATCAGATACAACAAGAACTTTAGTTGTATTACTCCAACTACTAACTGTTGCAGTTGAATTTGCTGCATCTAATGATCGACCCTCAAACACTACTTCTCCAGTTTGATAGTTTCCTACACCACTACTGGCATTCATAGTCAATTCACGAAGACCATCTAATTCAAAAATTGAATTGAATGTATTTGCAGTAGACTTTCGAATAATACTACGAGATAGGATTGGACCAAACATATAACCTTTTGCTGTAAATGTTAATGTCCATATTATTACTCTTGTTGTATCAGGTGTACCAACACTGTCAACATTGTACGAGATATTTTGCAAAATAAATGGGATATCAACTTTTTGATCTGTTAATCCTATAGCATCAATTGTTACATTGTAGTCTGGATTAAAAAATGGTAAAATTTGTTCAATAATTTGAGTGCCATCTTCAGTGTTACGAACATAGATATTTAATTCAAAATCAAAATTATATGGAGTTGTACGAATCGACTTTATTGTTGTTTGTGTCTCAGGAGAAAAAGATTCAGTAAACAAACTTCTTTTTCTCATTGGGTCATATGTTATTGATGTTAAATCAAATGACATTCTTGGTAATGTGATTTGAACTTCTTTTGTAAGTTCTGGATCTTGAGTTATGCGTTGATAAAACTTTTCTTTTTGTGAGTATTGCAACGGAACATTAATTCGTTCAATTTCTTGAGTTCCTGCCTTATTATAACGAACCAAACGAATGTTATTAAATAATGTGCCAAATGCAACAACCATTTTACGAGTTATACGATGATAAAAGTGAATATTAGATAACATTATGGCTCACCAAATGGATTAATCTCAGTAAAATCTATAATTCCATCAGCTTCTGATTCAAGTATATCATTATCTTCAATATTTCCTACATTAACATTGTTAAGTAAATCTGGTGCTCCGTTTAGAGTCCATTGAGCATTACTTGTTGAACCTTTAACTAAAGTGCCACCTACAAATGCGCCTTTTACATTTCTTACTTTTAATTTTTGTGTCGGTTTGTTCCAACCAGCAACAATTGCTTTCGCTGTCGCAGTTGCAAGATTAGACCCTTGATATACAATCTCAAAGCGTTGAAAGGTGCTTGTACCACCAGCGTTTAAATTTAATTCTAGAATATTACTTTGTAGATCTGCAATACGATCAATTTCTTCTGTTCCAGTTTGTAGCAGCTCTCCATTATACTTAAATGCTTCTACAGTTAATCCATACATGTATGGATTGATAGAATCTCTACCTAATTGAAAGAAGTTTTTTTCTTCTTGAACAAACTTAATCTCCATCAATTTAAATTGAATTGGTAGATAAATTAGATCGCCGTCTTTTGGAACCCTTCGATCAGCACCCATTACTGAAGCAACTTGACGCTCAAACCTTCTTCGAGCAACGCAAAGGCGCGCAGTATCTTGAATTTCGAGACCAAATTTAGAGAAAAATTCCTGATTACCTTCATAATTTTGAAAAGATTCAAGATACATCTCTAACTTAATTGCTTTTCGAAAATATTTTACTGGATCGTCACCAAAAAGTTCATCAAATGATGATTGTGATTCTCTAGGAAGATAGTAAACATCGATACCATGATTCTTGATTGATTCTATAATCAAATCTTCAAGAAGATTTTGCTCAACGGTTGCTCGTTGATTATTAAAATATACACTAGTTGCCATTTTAGCCTACTAAAAATGCAGTTGGTTCTTCGTAAGTGTCACGAAGTTTTTCATTTAGTTTTTCTAACTCTGCTGATGCTTCATCATAAATTTGCTGACCGTTGATAACCAAACCACCTGGAAGAACATAATTTCCATACTTCTTTAGATTAGTGCCCCATTGTTGCTTAAACAATGTAGCTGTGTACTCTTTTACCCATATATCATTGTATATTTTTTCATATGTTTCTGGATCTACAATTCTATGAGCCTCAAATGCCATATAATTGCCAACATCAAATTTGCCCCAATCAGTAATTACGGTAAGTCTGTTTACATTTTTATTATATGTATATGGCATCTGACCTGTTACAATCATATCTAACATTGCTAAATGTTCTTGAGCGATAACAAAGTAGGTATATGATGATGATGTTAGATTATAGAAATCGTTGAGACGCAACTGATAGTTAATATCAAACATATTAAAACCAGTCGAAGATGTTGAACCCACAGTTGAACCTGTAAATGCAAATACTCTTGACACACTAACAATATTATCACACAGTTTCAAGTATCCATTTAATATATCAGCATTTGTTATAGCCTGTGACAAATATACTCTTTCTGTACCATCATAATGATATGTTGAATACTGCTGCAGTGCATCATCGATGCGATCTTCGAGTTGATCGTCATCGACATTGATTTCAATTACAGGAAATCCGAGTTTACGGAGACAGTAATCTTTAAGTTGAGTTCGAGTGCTAGGTTGCGACATTTAGAACCTCTCTAAGTATTCTATATTTAGTCACTCTATTAATTTACCATTTCGAGAGTTATAAACTCGATTTGGGTCCATATGAGAGAATTGCTCCCAGTTTGGCTCTCCTTGCTCGAGTCGTCTACCAACAGTCTCTTCTCCGATATGAACGATTAAATTTTGACCTTCTGGACCCTTTAAAGTTGCAGAATACATTTGATGGAAGAAATTTAGATAAACCATGATCATTCCTTCGTTTATATTAAATTTCCAGTAATCTTTAAACGAATATTCGATCATATTTTTACGATAGAGCGAGAATATGATTGGAAAAGTTTTTACATTTTGGCTATAGTAATAGTTTCCAATTTTAACGTCGGTAACATCGATTACGGGTTCAGTTTCATGAAAGTACCATGATTGACGCTGAAGAACGACTGAAGCCATTTTTTCATCTGATTCTAGAATAGTTATCAAGTCGTCAATCCGAATAGGACTCGTCAATAGAACATCGTCCTCTTGATGTAGGATATAGTCATAATCTTGTGTTTTTAACCACTCAAAGAACGCGCTCCAATTAACCGATAGACCCAAGTTAGTCTCGTTAAATCGTAAATTGAAACCATAAACCTTTGAGATTAGGTCAAATATGGCAGGATTCCTATTTCTCGGATAATCGTCGATAATTAATTTATCGACCGTATGATTGCCATAGTCTAGATTTTTTAGAGACTCTAGAGTCGGCATCAGATACTTGATTCGATTCGTAGAAAATATTACATGCAAGATCTTCATCAGTACTCTGTATTAAAGAAAAAGGTTTGAAACAATCGACCATTTTGATAATTATTGCCAAAATAGTCTAAAGATGCATGATATAAGTTTCCGCGATACAGCACAATTCGATTATATTTGTTTGCAACATAATCTGCCTTTTCCCATTTAGTGTAATCGTATCCATCATGATGTGGTGCATCGCGATCGATTCTTTCGTATTCTTTTGTTTCTTTCCATCGATACAAGGCAGTTCCAGAAGAAAGTGGTGCATCTGGTGTCAGATAACAAACAGCTGCCCAAGTATTAAAACTATCAGCATGAATCCATGTTCTGTCTTGAGCAGTACAGATTTGAAACGCGCCAGTATATCCAGATTCTTCAAACCAATTGGTAATCTGACCACCCGCATTTTGTATAATGTATTGAAGAGAATTCTTTAAATCATAAGGAAGCCATGGCTTTGTTCGAACTCCAGGATAATTCCCAGAGACTTCGAATGGCTGAGACAAAGCATATGCTCTTACTTGATCAGGGTTTTGATAAAAGTCGTCAACAATAATTAAAGTAGTTTTCATTTGTCACCTAGTAGTACATAAATCGTGCTGAGGTACCATCCCACCCTGAAACTATCCAATCAGTCTCAATTATATCCTTTTCGAATGGTCTCGTAAAGTAATATGACAAAGTTTCAATGTCATAATGCGCCATCTTTTCATTGTCTAATAGATTAATAACTGCATCATTCATGTCTATAAACTTGTCAAATTGATGAATACCAAATCCATATAACACGGTGCAATATTGATGCAGTCTGTTATTGTTTTGCTGCGCTCGATAATCTACAAATTGGTATCTCCAATTATCGTTCCATTCAAAATTTAATGGTCGTTTAAAAAATATCTTATCTTTATTCTCTGGGGTAAACAATGCATCGTTAAAATTGAAATAGAAATATCTACCAGTTGTTTTAATCACATAGTCATATTCTTTAATTTCGCTTTTAAATTTCTTGTAATAACTATTTAAAAGTGCGCACTCACATAGACTTTTATTTTGATGGTGATTTACAAGATTAAAGATTTCTGGCGCATACTCTTTGACAGGCAAATACTCAACATTCTTAAGATGCCTTAATGTCGCAATGTAATCTGCATAATCTTCTGACGAGTCTATAACTACAATTTTATCATTCGGAAATGCTGCTTGTATCGAATTGATTGTAAAGATTGTTTGCCTAAATCGTTCCTCTGCTTCAAACACAGAGCGAGTTGGACTATATGTAAAAGTCCCAGGCTTTGGTGCGATAGAAGAACTAACTACAAATAACTTACGCATAAAATGAATTTAAAATAACTTTATCTAAGTATTGCTTATGCTTCATGTGAATAACTTCGTCAGAGAAATTTAATCCCCATGATCGACAATCGCACAAGTCTATTTTATCTATTAAATTCATAGCATTTAATAGTGATTTGAAATCCCTCACTCGATATCCTGTTTTCCCCTCGAGAACAATCTCTGGAAATGCACCCCAATCAGTTGTAATCACAGGTGTACCAGAAAGATTTGCTTCAATGATCATATTACCAAATGGTTCAACATAGTGTGTTAGTCCAAACAAACACTTGGCATTTTTCATCAATTGTTTTCGCTGCTCTGCATTTGCAACACCAAACATTTCAACATGATTTGGTATTCTATCATAACCTAATGCTTGCAGCGATCCAGGACCAGCAATAATAAGTTTCTTTCCCATCTTTTCTGTTGCTTGAATGGCTAGATGTACACCTTTTTCTTCACACACTCTACCAAAATACAAGAAATAATCTTCTTTCTTTTCTTTATATTCGAACTCACTGATTGTAAATGGATTGCCGATTACATCATCGAACCAGCTTGGCGACATTAACATGTCACGCTCACCATAAAACATATGCATATTTGCATAAGAGGTAAACACGCGATATGGTGCAAAAATTCCATTTGATCTATAACCAATTGAAGGTTCAACAATTTTACATACAGGGTTCATATCACAAGCAACTTTATTATCCACACCAAAAAAACAAACGATAATATCGTTTGTGCTTGCTCGCTCTTGAATCTCTTTACCTGCTAACAAATTAAATTCGTTAATTTCAACTGGTGTTGTTGGAATGTCGACATGCTCGCAGTCGACTTGTGCGCCTGGAACTCCATAATGAATCATATGAAAATGTTGAGACAAATGTTTGATATACTTGTGTGCATGAACTGCAAATGGATCAACGCGATTCATCAACCCAGTAGGATTGCGCGGATTTGCTAACACATGTATTTTCATAACAAACTCATAAAATAATATAATCTATTTATCAAACTTATCGAAGGTCCTTCATAGTCAAAGTGCCCCAATATGTTGTACCACCATCATATGTAATAAATGTCCACAAGTCACGAGCATTTACATCTGTTGTCGCAGGAGGAATAGATCCACCAGCCCAATAAATTGTATTGGAGAATGTTGGGAATCTTCCACCAGTTGCATCTTGCGACAATAATAGCGAGAACATTTGACCTGTTCCAGAAGTTGGTGCATCCGTGAATGTAAATGCCACATTTGCTGTTAATGTATGACGGAAATAGTTAGCAGTTGTAAGACTGACAGTATTTGCACCATTAGTCACCGTATTCGCAACTATAAAGTCTTTTACAGCTTTAAGTGTTGCACCCTCATTTGGTCCAGTCGGACCCTGTGGACCTTGTGCACCTTGAGGACCTTGTGGACCTTGAGGACCTTGAGGACCCTGTGGACCTTGTGGACCTTGTGGACCAGTCACACCTTGAGGACCTTGCGGACGCTGTGGACCAGTCACACCTTGTGGTCCCTGCGGACCTTGCGGACCTGTGACACCCTGTTGTCCTTGTGGACCAGCAACAGTTGATGCATCACCTTGTGGACCTTGTGCACCTTGCGGTCCTTGTGGACCTTGAGGACCTTGCGGACCCTGTGGACCTTGTGG